AAGAAGCAGATGGAAGAAGAAATAGCTGCTCTCGACCAACAACTAGAAGCCGTCGAGCAAGAACTGCTTGAGGTATGCAAATCTACAGGCCAAGACGGTGGCAAGACCCCGTTTGGTTCATTCACTAGGGGCGTCAAAACCCGATACTGGACTAGCGACTGGGACAGTATGTACAAGTTCATCCGTGAGCACGATGTGCCAGACCTTTTGGAAAGACGAATTGCCCAGACTAATTTCAAGCAATTTGTCACCGAAAATCCGGGGCTCATGCCTGCAGGTGTTAACGTTGAGTCCAAGTACTCAATCACTGTTCGTCGTTCTAAATAACTTAAGGAAATCAAATGAGTAACCTAACCCTTTTCAAATCCGGCTCCGTCATCCCCGACTACCTGCGTGAAGCAAATGACTCCACCACCAGCGACATTGCTGGTAACTCCGGTGGCAAACAAATCTCAATCAAGGGCGGCGTGTGGCGCATGATTGTTGGCGGCGAAGAAGTCTCCAAGAATGAAGACCGTGCCATGAACTTCGTCATCATTGCATCAGGCAAAGGCGTGACCCGCACATTCTACGCAGAGAAGTATGAAGAAGGCAAGGACATCAAACCAGCTTGCTGGTCTGCCGAAGGCGAGAAGCCCAACGAAGAAGTGCCGAACCCTCAGCACCCCACCTGCATGGGTTGCCCACAAAACATCGAAGGTTCTGGCGAAGGTAAGTCCCGCGCTTGCCGCTTCAGCAAGCGTTTGGCTGTGACTTTAGAAAACGATATCAGCGGCAATGTGTACCGTATGTCTGTGCCTAGCAAATCTTACTTTGGTAAGGCTGAGGGTGAGAAGATGGGTCTGCAAGCCTTTGGTAAGTTCCTCAAGGGTCATGGTCTGCCGATCACCGGCATCGTTACCGAAGCCCGCTTTGATACCAGCGAAGCTGTGCCTGTTCTGAAGTTCCGTGCTGTGCGCCCCCTGACTCGTGAAGAGTGGAACACCGCCAAGTCCCAGAGCGAAAGCGAAGACGCCAAGCAAGCCATTGAGTTCAAGATGGTTCCTAGCAAGAGCGAAACTGCCCCTGCCCTGCCTGCGGCTTTCAAGAACACACCTGCTATCAAGCATGAGGAAGCTGAAGAAGTTGAGGACGCACCCGTCAAAGAACCCGTGAAACGTGCCGTGAAACAAAAGGCTGAACCTAAGCCTGAGGTAGCTAAGAACGTCTCAGACATCCTGAACGACTGGGCAACAGACGACGATGAATAAACCGGTAAGGGGGTACGACTCCCTTTTCATCCAGCGAGTAAAGTCAGCCGACTTGGACAAGGAAGTCAAGGCGCTAGCCTTGGCCTGTATAAAACATGCAGTATCCATTAGTCAAGCGGCAGACTTGCTCAAAGTTACACGGGCGACTGTGTACAACTGGGTGACAGGGCGAACAAAACCGTACCCCAAATATCTGGCAGTGATGCCTGAAGTTACAGCGCAAATTAAACAGCAGTAACCAAATCCGGTGGGCGGCAGGGAGACTTGCCGCCCTTTTTCCCTCTTAGCTATGCCGAGGCTATGTGAATGATTTTCTGACAACTATATTGCCCACTGAAGGGCACTACTGCACAGTCGGTATCCGTGCGGGTAAGATCAAGCAGTCGTTTCATAGGACGATTGAAGACGTTGATGAAGTTGGTATTGGGCTGAATTCCCAAGGTGTTGATGCATATTTTGCGTTGGCTTCATTCAAACTGATGTCCAAGCGGGAAGCAGATAACTCACTTTTTCTGCGCTCATTTTTTCTTGACCTAGACTGTGGGGAAGGTAAGCCGTACGCTGACCAACCCGAAGCTGCACAGGCGCTCAATGCGTTTTTGCAAGCAACTAATTTGCCAAGCCCTACCGTGGTTAACTCGGGTAATGGGCTACATGTGTACTGGCCTCTTGATACGAATGTACCGTCTGATATTTGGTACGGCTACGCCAAGGCGCTCAAACAACTTTGCAAACAACACAACCTTTATGCTGACCCAGCGGTAACTACTGACCGCGCTCGTATCCTGCGTATTCCCGGAACGAACAACTATAAAAACGATCAAGCACGACCTGTACAAATAATGCACCAAGGGTTAGTAACACCCTTTGAAGTGTTTACTGCGGCGCTACCGCAGCCAGCGATGGACTTGTCCTTTGCCAAGCAGTTTGGTATGGACGAAACAAGTAACGATATCGCAGGGGGTGAATACCCTAAGTCGTCATTCACAAAGATTGTTAAGCGCAGCATGGGTGAAACCGGCTGTGCGCAAATTAAAAACGCATTAGTAAACGCTGCTACGCTTGAAGAACCCCTATGGCGGGCAGCACTGTCGATCGCTGTACGTTGCGAAGACGGAGCCAAGGCTATCCATAAGATATCCAAGGCGCACCCAAGCTATACGGTAGAAGATACTGAAGCCAAAGCCGCTGAGACCAAGGGCCCTTACACCTGCCAGTGGTATAGGGAGAATTATTCTGAAGGTTGCAAGGGTTGCAAACACTTGGTCAGTAGCCCGATCGCCCTCGGCAGAATCGTAGAAGAAACGGTTCCCGATAATGACACGTACATCATTGAAAAGCCAGCGGACGAAGTTACCCCTGCAATCACGCTGAGCATCCCTGCCTATCCGTTCCCATATTTCCGTGGTGCAAATGGAGGGGTATATAGAAAAGTGCAGGACAAAGACGGCAACGAAGATCAGGTTGAAATTTACCCACAAGACCTGTATCTGACCGAACGGTTCTTTGATCTGGACGAGCATGGCACAGGCGAGGGTGAGTTGGTTGGCATCAACCTGCATATGAAGATGGACGGTGTGCGTAGGTTCTACGCCCCTGTTACCAGTTTGTTTAGCCCAGAGAAACTTAGGGACACCTTAGTCAAGAACGGGGTAGTTGTTTATGGCAAGGAGATCAATACACTTATGGCTTACTTTGCATCATCAATAAAGAAGCTGCAGGATAAATATGCAGCAAACCGCACCCGCAGTCAGATGGGGTGGACTCCTGACATGTCAGGCTTTGTGATCGGTGAAATCGAGTACACCCCCAGCACAACTAAGCTTGCGCCCCCGACCAGCACGACCAGACAGTTTGCTGGTTTGTTTAAACCACGTGGCACATTGGAAGAGTGGAAGAAGATCGTTAACTTCTATAACCGCCCCGAACTTGAGTCACATGCCTTGGCGTTCTTCACAGGGTTTGGCTCCCCGCTACTGCGGCTCATGGACATCAAGACCATTCGTGGTATGCAACTGCACTTGAAGTTCAACGGTTCAGGCTCGGGAAAGTCAACTGCCCAGATGGTGATTAACTCAATCTTTGGTGAGCCTGATACCCTGCTGATGAAGCAGGACGACACCATGAATTCCAAGATGCAGATGCTTGGCATGATGAACAGCCTGTGCTTCACGATTGACGAGATCACCAATGAGACTTCAGAAAACTTGTCCTCTATGTCGTACGGGTTCAGCTCGGGTCGGGGCAAGCACCGCATGGACAACCAAAGCAATAAGCTGCGGGAGAACAAGACTACATGGTGCAACTTTACTGTGACCTCAGGTAACCACTCGGTTGTGGACGCCCTGCAACAGATCAAGAGCACTGCAGACGGTGAGTTACGCCGTGTGTTAGAACTTACGCTTAGACAATATCGGGGCGCTACAAAACAAGAGATCGACCAAGTATTCAACAAGCTGTCAGACAACTACGGCGTGGCGGGCCCGATCTTTATTCAGCACGTCCTAGCCAACATGGATTCGATCAGGACTGCGTTGTTTGATATGCAGCAGAAGATTGACAAGGAACTGGATATTGACCAGACCGATCGGTACTTCTCTGTTTACTTGGCTTGCTGCTTTGTGGGTGCGTTGATTGCACAGAAGTTGGGTCTGCATGAGATTGACATCCCACGGGTTTACAAGTATGCAACGAACGAAGTGCAACGTGCACGGGCTCATACCAAAGCAAGCGTTGGCGATCTCAATATTGTGGCTCAGGAAACCCTAGCGGCCTTTGTGAATGAGAATATCAATAACGTATTAGTTATTGCCAAGTCCACTGGTTCAGTTCCGCAGGCTCCGATCATCTCGCCCCGAGGTGAACTTAAAATGCGCTACTGCCCAACGACTAAGGAACTTACAATTCCCGCTGCAGAACTACGAAACTTTTTTAGTAGGAAGCAGGTGGATGTCCGTGAAAGCGTATTGCTCATGACCAAGAGTGGTTTGCTCAAGCACGAAGGCAGGTCTGTTCCAGTTCGTATTGGTTCAGGGGCGCTAGGCGGTTTGGGCGGCATCCAAGTCCGTTGCTATGTATTTGATGGAGATGCCCTTGGCTTCAAAGAATCAGCCTTCATCCCAGAAAAGCCAGAAGAAAAAGCCGAGCCAGAACTCGATATCTGAGGTACTGGTCGTACAAGGGACGCCGTTCTTTATACCGTGGGGGCAACTGGGCCCCCACAATTCTTTCTTCCTGCCGACAACTGCAACTCCTAAGCAGGTGCTAGAAGCACTGCAACCGGTAACTGCGGCTCTAGGCTATGAGTTTGATGCCCGCCCCCGATGCGAATACGATCGCTATGGGGTACGGGTCTGGCGTACTTACTGACGCACCATCTTCTCGGCTTCACGCACCCAGCCTACCATCTCATTCCTAGTCCGAGCCAACTCAGTCAGTTGGCGTTGGCGCTCTGCCATGTTGGGTTCAATCTCAGCACCACGGGGGCTCTTGAGGATGTTTTCATACTGGCGAATTTTAGATAGCTGAGACAGCGCATGTTGCACGGGCTTAGCCAAAGCCAACTCTTGCTGGTGATCTTGTGCAAACTGCATGGCCTTTTCGGGGTCACGCTTGGTCAAGTCTTGCAAAGTCTTCAGGACAGGTAACGTACGTTCTTGCAAGTTATAGAACTCATCCACGGGGTTGGACAAGTTAGACTCATCGTAAGCGTAGCCGCTGATGCCCATCCATTTAGACATGGGGCGATCGACCGAGCCGGGGTTCAGCATAGAGTCCGTCAGCAAATTGACTACTGCAGGGACAGCACCGAAGTAACCGTTAACCGCTTGGTCAATCTTGATCGGGGAAATATCTAAACCAAACTGGCCTTTGGTGAACTCGTAGATTGCATTGGACAGAGCCTTGGCAGGGAACGATGTCGCATTGTTCTGGCGCTCGTGGGGCATCAGGGTCTGCTGGTACGTACCTTCCAGTTCGCGCCCAGTTAAGAACGAATGGTTAGTAACAATTTCAAGCAGGGGGCGTACGGCCAGCGGGATGGGGGCTGCAGCAACACGTTCACCAGTTTGTGACCATGCGTAAGCCATAGCGGTTTTCACTGCTTCGCTTGCCAGTTGTTCCTCAGGTGTGCCTTGACGGTGGAAGTAACCCACTGCGTTTTCAATAGCAACTTTAGCAATAGCCATGTCGCCCCGGATTGGGATGCGTACTCCACCCCCCACAACCCAGTTGTTGTCCCGCATACGGCGGTTCATCTTCTCGTACTCTTCATCCCCGCTCTTAGCCATTGCATAGGCCAAAGCCATACCTGCGTAGATTGCCATGTTCTTACGGAACAAAGCTTTAGCAGCATCACGGCTCAAACCACTGGGTGCATCCACTCCGGTGGCTGCACGGTACATAATGTCCAAAGACTGTGCAGTAGAGTTTAAGAACGGCACGACCGACACCAAGTCGCGCATCAGCGTGTTAGCACCAGAGTTACGGAAGTTGATTAACTCACGGGCTTTTTGTGTAGCCATGAGCGAGTCCTTGCTCTTACGGAACTCATCGTCGTACAGAGCTTTACGAACTGCCAAGTCTGAACCATGTGTAATGCGCTCAAGGCGGTGAATCAAGTTCGCAACTGGGCCGCGAGTGCGGATACCCATGTCGTACATCATAGTTTCGCCGGGGTTGTATGAGGTGTAATCAACTTCACCTGCTAGCCCCATGTTGCGCATCTGACGCTCTATGTCATGCACTTTGGATGTACGACCAGTCAGGTCTCCAGCATAGCCCTTCAATTCGTGGAAGGTTAACCTACCAAAGTTGCCAAACGACTCAGCAATAAATCGTGCTGGGTTATGAACGTTAGATGTTATCAGTGCACCTTGCACGTCTTCAAACACCTGCTTGGCTGCAAACGCTGGATTGGCAGTCACGAACTTACGGGTCACTGGGGCGACCTTACCCATTGCAGCTACGTACCAACGTTTTGGTGCAGCTTTATCAACGAAGGGCAGCGCATCATATGCAGACGGTAAGTCCACAAACTCTTTGACACCCTTGCGGTATATTGGCGCAGTGTAGCCAGTCTGGGAGTTAGCCTCATTCATGCCAATGTTCTTGCCGATACTTAGATCGACCAGCGTGTCCAGCATGTGCGAGTTGGCGTTCTGTTTGGAAACTTGGTCAACCATCCAGCCCATTGTCTTGTAATAGCTCTCAAAAACGTTACCGACTGAGCGTTCATAAGAACCAATTAGTTTTGGCAAGGCCCCCAGTTGGGCCAGACCTTTACGGCCTGTGCGTTTAGAACCTGTAAAGGTTTTAGCAAATGCTTCAATGTTTTTACCTTCACGGTCAAACGGCACGTAGTGCGACACTTCACGCCAAACTTTGGCATCATGCTCGTTTAAACGCCCAGTTTTTTCCATCAGGTCAACCAACCGGATACGGAACTCATCCATGATCTTGTTGATCTTCTGCAGTTCTGGGCTGTTACGGTAAGCAGTCTCAGCGTCCTTGATCTTGGCAGTATTAAAACTACCATCAGCATTTCGCCAACCTTTATGGATAACAAACTCCGTGCCTTGGGTGGCATTTTGCTTAATTAAATCTGCAACCCGCAAACCTTCAAGGATGTGGCTGGCATTAGCGTAGGCGGTTTCATAATCACGGCCCGTTGCAGCAGCGTAGTCCTTGACATGGTTCAGGATATCTTTAGGTTTCCCAGCGGCGTCCGTGACTTCCAACTGGCGGGTCACTGGATTGATTTCCAAACCACCACGCTCAAAGATGGGCTGCAGCATACGGTCTGTATCCTTAGCCTGCTGCACGGTAATCCGTGGGTCGGCCTTGCCTAGCTTAGCCATCATGCCTTGGTCATAGGCTTCTTGGATGCGGCTCTTTACTGACGCATAGGCGTCCGTAACTTGCGTCCGAACTTTTGTGATAGTACCGATTTCTTTAGGGCCAGTTAGCGCTGTTTTTGAGCCTTGGTACATCGACTTGACTGCGCCAATCGCGCTGGTCTCTTTTGGCTTCAGGTACGCAGCGTCGCGTTCGATGCTTGTGGGTACGGATTGAGTAGCAGTTCGCTGCTGCATATCTACAACAGCTTGTGGTGTATTAGTACCTTGCTTCTCTTTCAGCCAATTATCAATACTGCCAGGGCCCATTTCGTCCAAGAATTTGGCGACCATTGCATTAGGTGGGTACTTACGCCCCGTAACCATAGCAACCAAACTCCGCAACTTTTCAGCAAGTTTAGAGAAGAACTTATCAGCGATCGTCAAAGGTTTATCTGCGGTGGTAGCCCAACGCGATACGTTATCTGCAAACCATTCGGGGAATCCCAACCAGTATTTGGGGTCTTCCATCTCCGAAGCCTTTTGAGTATCTGGTATACCCGCAAGATCATCTTCTCCACTTACGCGGTTACGTAAATTTGAAATCAACTCTTTTGCGGTTCCACCACGGACACTTTCTACCCAGTCTGAATGGGCGTCCATAATTGCATTTTGTACTTCTTTGGGGGCTCTATCAAAGGCGGTGTGTTGAATTAAATGCCCCAACTCATGAGCAAGAATTTCATGAGTTTTTTGCTCAGACATCCCACTCTTTAAAGAAAGCTGGAAGTCCGTATTCTTTTCACCAAGCGACTGCAAGCGCCCTAGCTGCTGTTCGTTAAATCCAGTAGGTATTGCGCGTTGGTATTCGCCGTGTAACCCATATTTATCAGCAGCACCCATAGCATGCAAATCAGATGGGTGTGAAATAAATACACGAATATCCCCCATACCTAAAGAGTTCATTAACTCATGCAAATAATTTCCATAGCGGGGGTCTACCGACTCACTAGTAATAACATTACGTTCAGCCCCTTTAAATGGGCCATCTGGGTTTTTTGCGTATTTTTCTTTTTCTCTTTGTATGTCAGCGTTTTTAGCTTCAATTAAACGCGCTTTCTCTTCAGGGCTAGAAGCAAAACTTGATGGGGATTCAATATCTCTGTTACTTCGGGTTCCATCTATTCTGGATACCCTAGAGTAAATGTGCCCCCCTTTCCCATTAAATCCCCGCAATAGCGC